TAGTTCCAATACCTATTTCCCACGTGCCGTCTGTTGCGTGAACAATAGCATAGTAAGTTGTATTAGTATCACCAATACCTGTTACAAATGTTTCAAAACCAGTTGCTGCCCCAGCCAAGTCTAACGTGCCTTGGCCCGTTGTGGTTGAAGTTTCTTTGACTCTATCGTTAAGGACTAATGCCATTCAAACTCCTAACTCAACCTTATAATTGCTGTACTCGTTCCTGCTGCTGGAAATTGTATTGTAAATGTACCTGCGCTTGTTGCAAAGTCACCACCAAAATCTAACCAACAAACTGCTCCTGCACTTGCTGACGCTGCTGCTCCTGATGATTGATAGATGAGAGCGTATCGCGCTGTTATTGTTGCTGTAGTCCAAGAAGTATCTGCAAAATCTATAAACGCAGTTGTTGCACTTGATCCTCCAGTCACACCATTGTTAGTTAATGTGTTTCCTGCTGCAGTATAACCAGTTCCACTTACTTGATTAGTTACATCATATCCTGTGTCTGTCGCCGCTGCGGTACGTGAAGATGTATACAAAGCTATTTTGTATGTGTCACCACCTGATTGAAAATTGTGATTACCTTTTAAAAGTTGGTCTTTAAAAACATTACTAATTACATTAGCCATAAAATCTCCTTACGGGTTTCCTGATGGAATTGGTATTCTAACCGCGCCATCTCTGTTATCATCTCTTCTTCTGAAACCCATTTGTTCTGAAGACAAGACTTGAATTTCTCCTTGATAAGACTGTGTATACATAGCCATCATTTCAGGATTTTTTAGAAACTTAAATGCTTCTATAAGGCAGGCGTATAACAAAGCAGTTGGTGCATTATTACTAATCCAAGTCGTTGCTGTACTTGAAGATAGTCCTGTTGGTTGCGCTATATACGCAAGTTCGATAGTATACGCTGCATTTGGTGTAGGAGCAACAAATAATGTGTCTTGATCCCAGTTTGCATAGTATTTTGGTATACCTGTACTAGTTCTGTTAGGCCAATATTCTGACATAAAAGACTGATCTTTTTTAGTTAGAATAATACGTTCGTTATTAGTTAAACCACCCAAAGAACCAGCAGCACTATATATAGCAACTGTTCTTACATATGAAAAATCTGTTGGCACTTGCCCAGGTGTTGCAATAAAAGGGTCAGACGCTGTTAAAGCGGCCGTAGCATATGCTCTAAATGCATCAGAATCTACTTGTCTAAATATCTTTAACTCTGCGTGTTCAATAAAATCATTAATAATAGTTGTTGTTAAAACATTACTATCTGTTTCTGTATATTCTCTTATCTGTGTTACTAGCTCTGAATATGTTGTCATGGTGTTATTGTTGTAGGTCCAGCATAAGCGCGGAACCCTCCTCCTTGTATATTACCAGTTGTTGCCGTATCTGTCGATACTGTGAATGTGTAAGTATCAGCATCAACAACAGTTATTGTATAACCTGCTGCTTTATTTATGTTGGTCGCAGTTATTCCATCAAAACTAACCGCTGCATAAAAACGAACAGTATCACTACTTGACCTGCCGTGACCTGCTTCTGTAACTGTAATGGCGCTGGTACCAGCAGTTCCTGTTTTAAAAGAATCGCTTTTTAATAAATTAGGTGCTGCTGTTTCAACTCTATCTGGTCTTGCGTTAGCTAACCCTTGAGCATCTGCTTTATGTATATTTGGTTCTATTTGTGGATGCTTTGCTTCAAACTCAGATTTGTGTACAAATGCTCCGTTCCACTCTTTTACCATTTCTGTATATGGAAAAGCCATACCACTACGATCTGATATTGCTTTTGCTTTTCTTCCTGATGCATAATTAGACATTTGGGTAATACGCTTTCGGTGTTATGAATGTACTAGTTGAAGAACCATCTTCAGTTAACGCTCTGTTTAACTCATCTTCATAAGTCATTTTTAAAACATTAACTAACTCTGGTTTAAATTTTTGTGATAAATAATAAGCAAGTCCAGATACCATGCATGGTACAAAACGATAAGGAACATCAGCTGCATTAGTAAAACCACCAGCATCTTCTATTCTTTTAATATAATAAATTCTCATGTCAGCAGAAGCTGCTGTTGAATCAGGCGTAGGGTATATGCTTATTGTAACTCTATCAATAAAACGTTGTACATAATATTGACTAGGTTGACCTTTTGTTAGTTTACCAGACAACGCAGAATAAGTTGACCTGTCTATCTTTGACATGGCTGTATCGTTCTGTGTTGTTTGAGTTCTGTTTGTTCTGAAGGTAGCTTCAAGAACATCATCCATACCAAAAATAGTAGACGGTGTTTGATTGGTTGTAGCTTGTGCTCTGTTAGTATCAGCTGTATCATCAGCAGCACTTCTAAAGAAATGATACTCAGCTTGTCCTTCAACAAGATCAATATTAGTTTCTTGAAGTTGCCAATAGTGTATTCCTCTATTGCCCCATTCTTGAAACATTATATTTAATGATCTTCTTCCAGATTTTAATTGATAACCAGTAAGTTCCTGCACACCAATTCTATCATAAGCTTCTTCTAGAATTTCATCTATATAAAAGCTACTCTCGAACGTTGCTGTTCCTGAAGTAGTATTAGGCATATGCTACTCCTTATTAAAAACTTTTACTTAACTCTAATACTATTGTGTAATGATCATGAGCTGTGTGACCATGGGTCGTTAAGTCAATGTCGCCATCAACACCTGATCCAGCGTTATTTTTAATACCACCAAAAGATCTAAAATCCATGTATCCCATGGTAGTTCCTGCTGCTGCACTACCACCTAATACTAATCCAACTACGTTAGAAGAAGCGTTAAATTCTAATGCAACTCTCATTCCACCAATATCATACCATACTTGAGTAATTGAAACTCCAGAGCAATCTACTCCTTGTGAGTTTTTTGCTAATGTTGAAACATCTATCTTTTTAACCGAAGCTTCACCGCTTCCATCAGATATGTTTGTAAGTTTTATGATAGCGGTTTTACCACCATCAGATATTGTTTGAGTTGTTACTGCGTCTGCCATTTTGTTTTTCCTCCGTTAGAGAGAAGGGGCCGAAGCCCCCGCTCCACATAAAGTTTATTTTTTAATATACTGAGTATTCTAGTTCAACTGTAAATCTACCAGCTGTAATATCAGCATTAACTGTAGTAGTTGCTCTTGCGTACAAGTGTACGTTTGCAACAGCTGCAGTTACGTTTGGTACAAAGATATGATAATTACCAGCAGTATTATTAAAGTTTACATCAACCTCAGTAATAGATTGTGTAGCACTTAACTGCTCGTTAAATGATGTAACACCAGCACCAACAATTTCTGTTCCAGATACAGCAGCGTTTGTTGCTGTTCCTGAATCTGAACTTAGTGCTAAATTACCTACCAAAGTTTGCCCTGCTGCAGTTGTAATACCAATCAAAGCTCTATGTATAAAGATTTTTGAAGGTGTTACTAAATCGTCAGGTGCATCAACGTTAAGTGTTCCTAGCTCTACAAGACAGTCATTGTCTGCGTATGCAGTTGCTGCTGCGTTAGTGCTAGCCAATGTACCAGCGAAAGATTGAATCTTTCTAGTTCCCATTGATATTAATTGTCCAGTTGAGTTAACTGAAAAACCAGTTTCTGTGATCGCGCCAGTAGCGGCTGCTTTATTAATTACGTTAAAGCCACCTTCTGTTCTGACCGGACCACTATAAGTTGTATTTCCCATAATTTTGTCTCCATTTCCGTTAATATAGTCCTGAGAAAGTCTACTGCATGAGTCTATACTAACTAAATTTAATATGCAGTGCGTCGAGTATACGCTTTTAAATGTAAATGTGCAAATAAAAAGGGGCCCGAAGGCCCCTTTAAATTGATTCTTTTGTTTAAGAATTAAACACCTGGTGAACCAAAAATACCACGCCAGTCAGAAAAGCCGAAGCTGTATCTTTCTCTAGCTTTGTATCTCATATTACCAGTGTCAAAATCACCTTCCATAGCAGTTTTAATTGCTGCTCTAGTAAAGTGTTTTAGTCCATTAGGAACATCCGTTTTGATAAAGAATGCGTCATCATCAGTTAGGAAGTTGTTTACCACGTATCCTTGTGGCAACATTCCTTTTGAAGATAGTGCATTGATATCGTTATCAGCAGTTCCAACACGTAGACTAGACTTTAAGATTCTTTCAGCTGTAAACTGTAGAGCTGAAGGTATAATCATTTTTAAGCCTCTAGCTGCAATTTTTAAGCCTCTTTCATCTTTAAACGCAGCAATGTCAATCATTGCTTGTTCTAGTGATGTTTCACTTAAGTCTGCAGCCACTGTTAACTCGTTCTTTTGATCTGCACCAGAAATAGTAGGGTGATCAAGAGCCATAAGGGCTTTGCCATCTCCACCATTTGCAGTGTCAAAACCGTTGTTAAGAACGTTTGCTGCTTTGATTTGTTTTGTGTTAGCCATAGATCTTGCTAGTGCTTTAGTATAACGCTTAGCGATGCTGTCATAAAGATTATCTTCTACAGCTTCCTCAGTGATAGAGAAAGCGAGAGCGATAGTCTCATGAGAGTAACGAGCTGTGAAGCTCTCATTCGCTTGGTCATACGCCACACCAGAACCTTCTGGTTTAACCGCTGCTTGTGCAAAACCACCTAGCATTACTTCTTCTTCAAAAGCTCTATCAGAAGTTTCTGAATCAAAGATTTCTGCATGTTGGTTTTCGTAGTTTTTGTACTCAAGTCCAAATAATGCATTCAGACCTGGCTCTAGCTCTTTAGCTAGTTGTTGTCTTGATATAGCCATTTTTTAAATCCTCCTGCTATTAATTTATATGGACAGCTTCGGCAATGTAGCATCTTACTACTGCATGTGCTCCGAGTGCATTGTCCGGGGTTTGAGCTAAACCTAGTACTTTAACAGCAGCACTACTAGCAGATGGTGAACTTGGCAGATTAATTTCATCACCAGAAATACCTGTCTTAGTATCTCCACCGTGAGTTTTAATGTGGTCTGCAAAAGTTCCAACATGTGCCTGAGTCATTGCTTCGTCAGTGTCGGTTTGAGCTTCGTACACTTGGTACGGATCATCGTAAACAAAAACTTCTCCTTGAACACCAAGAGCGGTGCCATCAAAGAAATTTTTGAAAGTTGGTTTGTTAGTAGAAGAGTCGTCGTACTTCAGACCATTAAATACCATAAGACCAGTATTAGTCGCAGCAGAAACTTCTACATGTCCTGCATTGAATTTTACTAGGTCACCTTGGAACATAGCCGTCGCATAATCAGATTTAATTGCATATTCTGATAGTGCACCGTTGTCTGGGTTTCCGCCAACTTTACCACTAGGTCTAAAACCAAAATGGGCTTCTGTATTAGCCATAGTTGTTTCCTCCTTAAAGGGTTAAGTTATTAAATTGGAGGTTGAGAAAAGATTAGTCTTTTTTCGAGCCACCAAAAGTTACACGAGTCTGCCTTTCTTGATTGATCGGCATACTTGGGTGCTGTTCCTTCATAAGATCGTTTTCTAAAGCTTCGTTACGATCAGCATTCATTTGTGAATAATATGCTTCACGTTGCTTTGCGAGTTCTTCAGGTATCCTTGCCAGCACAAGGCCACCAACCCCAATCACTCCTGCGTATTTTCCGTCATTCACAGTAGGATAATCATGGTCCGGATATTCGTCGCCTCTTACGAGGTCCCAACCGGATCTGATTTTGCCTGACATGTTCCTAGTATCATCTTGGCCCATGCTTTCAGCTCTTATCCATCTGTGCCTGTATCCATCGGGCGCAGGGGGTGCATCTAGAGAAGATGGAGGAGCCCATACTTTAGGTCTTTCTTGTTTGACCCTAGTTTGACTCACGCGGGAAGTTTTAACAGTTTTAGTTTCTGTATCTTTTTTAGTCATATGCTTATACCTCCTTCGCGGCTAATTGTTTCGCATACTCTTCGAGTGGCACACCTAATCTTTTAGAAATTGCTACCTGTGAGGGTGTGAGCTTCACAGTTTTTCTGCGTCCTTTTGTGGCCGGACGTTTGGCACTAGCTACGTTCTGCACTGGTGCAGGTGTTGTAGATTCCACCACTTTATCAAATTTGTGTGGGAATTCAAGTCTTATTCGTCTGTCTACTTCAGAATAATATTCTTCGCTTGAAGGGTCAAAACCTTCTTCTTCTACAAGCTTCCTATGTATGTCAAATGCAGTGTAAGTCATTGCATTATCAGTACCAAACCATGTATTTCTTGTAGACCAATCTTCAGCTTTAGGGTCTATTTCCTGCGCTGCTTGATATAATTCTTGGCTTGTAGGTATTTGTTGAGCAAACTGATTAACCTCTTGTTCTGGTCTTTGAATAGGTCTTTGCTTTTTTTGTTCTTGTAGGTTCTGTATTTGTCTTAGTCTACCTTCTTCCATAGAAAGTTGAGCTATAGCTCTTTGTGCATCTACTTGAGCATCAATATCACCTGCTTCTGTAGCAGTTTTTAAATTTGCTTTAGCTGCAGCCATACCAGCAGTAACTTTTTGTTCAAGTTCTGTAGCATAGTTTTTACCTAAACTTTCATTTTGGGTTTTTAATTTGGTTGCTTGTTGTTGAACACTTTGTGCGTATGCAATAGCTTCTTCTTTTTGCCTTTCAGCTTCACGCATCTTACGTGTAAGTTTAGCTATTCTTTTGTTAACACCTTCTGAGTATTCGTTGAGTTCGCCTTTTTGAACATCAGACTGCTCAGCAGATTCCTTAGGTGCACTAACGGACTCTTCACTAACTTGTTCGACATCAATTTTTTCTTCCTCTAATGATTGTTCTGGTGCTACTGCATCAAGATCAATCTCTTGTTCTTGTTCTTCGTTGTCTCCAACGTCTATTGTCTTTTCTTCGTCTTGCATAGTTAATCCTCCTATGATTACATTGCGTGCAAGATGTCTTCAGGATTATTTATTGTCCCTAGCACCTCGTCATCGTTTAACATTCTTATCTCACCACCATCAATCTCCATTCGCGATCCTGCATATCGTGCAAAGATCACCCAATCCTTCTCCGCGCACCACGGACCGGTAGGATACTTCTCTTTATCCTTGTAACAAAGATCACCCATCTTTAACACATAGCCAACTTGTGTAGCTACGCGCGCGCGATCTAA